TGGAGAGAGTTAAATTATGAAAACAAATAGTGCGTTTAAGTTAAGTAAAGAAACAAAGCGTATTTTGGCTTCTATGCCATTAGACAAGAGCAGTCATTATAAAAAAATGATGATTGATGCCGAAGTTTGTGAAGCAAAGGCCAAATTAGCAAAGATTAAACCCAACACAAATAAGAATGAAGCGAAAGTGGATTGATGCCTTTATGGATACAGCTGAGAGATTTGCTCAGTTGTCATCTGCAAAGAGATTGAAAGTTGGTGCAGTTGTTGTTAAAGACAATCGTATCATTTCAATTGGGTATAATGGTATGCCATCTGGTTGGACAAATGATTGTGAGGATGTAATCCAACATTCGGATGACACTACCAGTTTAACTACAAAAGATGAAGTGATACACGCTGAGTCCAATGCTATCGTTAAACTGGCTCGTGATGGAGAGTCTGGAATTAATTCTACCATGTTCTGCACTCATGCACCATGTATTCATTGTGCTAAATTAATTTATGGTGCAGGTATCAATAGAGTTTATTACCGTGATACTTACCGTGATACTAATGGCATTGATTTTTTAAACAAATGTAATATAGAAGTGGAACAAATATGAAATCATACACCAGTAAAGTATTAGAAATTTGTGATAATGGTGATGCTATCGTTGAATTGCCTAATGAGCTTATGGAAGAAATGAGATGGAAATTAGGCGATGTTTTAAATTATGAAGAAAAAGATGGAAAAATATTCGTTAAGAATATAAGTATAAATGATACAGATTGATATGGATAACCGGGAATTAATCCGGTTCTTAAATCATGTTAAGTGTTGGTTGCCAAATTCTCATACTCAATTGAGAGCTGAGATTGATGCATTAATTTTAAGATTGAAACAAGGATAATAATTATGTTAGTATTGCCTGATGAAATGGTTGGTAGACCAGTAGCTTTTACCTGTTCAACATTTGATTTGTTACACGCAGGCCACATTCTAATGTTGGCTGAATGTAAACAGATTTGTGATTATCTAATTGTTGGTTTACAAACAGACCCAACAATTGATAGACCAGATGTGAAAAACAAACCAGTCCAATCTATTGTTGAACGTTATGTTCAATTATCGGCTGTGAAGTTCGTAGATGAAATTATTGTTTATGATACTGAAAAAGACCTTGAAGATATGTTAATGTTCTTACCTATCACCATGCGTATTTGTGGTGAAGAATATAAAGAAAAACATTTAACAGGTCGTGATATCTGTGATAATCGTGGTATTAAAACATACTACAATTCTCGCACCCATCGGTTTAGTTCTTCCGAGTTAAGACAAAGAACTTATCAATCTGAATTAAATAAGGTAACAAAATGAACATCCGTGAAATAGCAAAGAAATTGGCAATTGATAATAAGTTGCCACGTGCCGACAAGTATGACTTGTTTCTCCGTGAGTTCGACAATATGGTTGAGCTCGTTGGTCTTGTTCAAGACCCAACCGCTGACATGAATGACTATCGTGGCCGTGAAATGTTATTTCCTAAACGATGGGTTACACTAGCAGTATTTCCTGCTTCGGAGCCAGTAAATGTATAAAGTGTATTACTACAATTCTAATCAGTTTGTGGTGAATAAAGTTTTTAATACACTTACAGAGGCTACAGACTTTGCACTTAAACAATCAAAAGAAACCGTTGATTCAATTTTAGAGATTAAACATTATGACGATAAAACTCCTTACACTCAAGACTAATCATACCCTTATGGGTAAAGTAACAGAGGACTTAATGGGTGCGGTTATTACCATTAAAGAACCCGTTCAAGTTGTCCAAGTTCCACCTCGAGCTCAGAATGATCCTGGCAGTATTGCATTTGCACCATTCTTAGAATATGCAACAGAGTTCAAAGAGGGTTTCAAAATTAAAAAAGATGATATTCTGGTCACATCTACACCAGTTGTTGAATTAGAAAATCAATATAACCAAATCTTTGGTAGTGGCATCACAATTGCCTCCATAATCCCAAAAGTATGATAGAATGTATGAATGACTAGTTATTATACAAATGTTGCAAGTGTAGGCAACAACATTCTCTATCGTGGCATTAAAGATGGCAGGCGAGTAAAAGGTAAGATACCATACTCGCCTACTTTGTTTTTGCCAAGTAAGAAACCTACCAAGTTCAAAACTCTCACAGGTGAACATCTTGAGCCAATGAAGTTTGATTCTATTCGTGAGGCTCGTGATTTCGTAAAGCGTTACGATGAAGTTTCTAATTTCAAAATCTATGGTCAAACAAGATATGAATATGCCTTTATTGCTGACAACCATCAAGGCATGGTTGATTGGAACATAGAAGATATATCTATTGCTATCATTGATATTGAGGTTGGTTCAGAGAATGGATTTCCTGACCCATATCAAGCAAACGAACAGATTACTGCCGTGTGTATCAAGTATCTTGGTGGTGATACAGTTGTCTTTGGTTGTGGTGAATATGAAACCAAAGGTGAAGAAAAATACATTCGTTGCCAGGATGAGACCGATTTATGTAAAAAGTTTCTAGCCTACTGGCAAGAAAACACACCAGATGTTCTTTCTGGTTGGAACATTAAGTTCTTTGATATACCTTATCTTGTAAATCGTTTCAATAAGATTCTTGGTGAAGATGACACAAAGAAGTTATCACCATGGAATATGTTGAGTGAACGCAAGACAGTAATCAATGGTCGTGAATTGATTGCATATGAATTTGTTGGTGTATCATTTCTTGATTACATTGAACTATACAGATGGTATGCTCCTGCAGGTAAATCACAAGATTCATATAAACTAGACAACATCGCCAATGTAGAACTTGGTGATAGCAAACTATCATTTGATGAGTATGATAATCTCCATGCTCTGTATCGTTTAAACTATCAAAAGTTTATTGAGTATAATATCAAAGACGTTGAACTCATTGTGCGTATGGAAGAAAAGTTAAAGCTGATTGAACTTGGTATGACTTTGGCTTATGATACGAAAACAAACTACGAAGATATCTTTGCACAAACTCGTATGTGGGATTCAATGACATATGCGTATCTACTGGAGAAAGGCATTGTTGTTCCGCCAAAAGTTGTGCAAAGTAAAACATCGGCATTTGAAGGTGCTTATGTCAAAGACCCACAAGTTGGTATGCATAAGTGGGTGGCATCATTTGATTTGAACTCTTTGTATCCACATTTAATGATGCAGTATTGTATTTCACCAGAGAATCTGATTGAAGTGGCTGATTATACTCCAGAGATGCGTGATATCATTTCTCGTGGTGTATCAGTTGAGAAGTTACTGAATAAAGAAATTGACCTATCAAAACTGAAAGGTGTTACTATCACACCAAATGGTCAATTCTTCCGAACAGATAAGAAAGGCTTTCTGCCTCAAATGATGGAAGATATGTATGAAGATAGAAAGAAGTTTAAGAAATTGATGTTGAAGGCAAAACAAGAATATGAAAATGAACCTGACCTGAAGAAGAAGTATGAGATTGAAAAGAACATAGCAAAGTTTAATAATTTACAACTTGCTAAAAAGGTTTCACTAAACTCCGCTTACGGTGCATTGGGTTCACAATACTTCCGTTTCTATGATTTGCGTATGGCTCTTGCAGTTACTTTGGCTGGTCAACTATCAATTCGTTGGATAGAAAACAAGATTAATGCCTACATGAACAAATTATTGGGAACATCAAATGAAGATTATGTTATTGCGAGTGATACTGACTCCATTTATCTCCGTCTTGGAGAGCTTATGGAAAAGATTGTTGCAGGTAAGAGTAAAACAACTGAAGAAATCATCACCATCATGGACAAGGTCTGTGAAGATAAAATACAGCCGTATATTGATGAATCATACAATCAACTTGCAACTTATGTTAATGCGTATGCTCAGAAAATGCAAATGAAACGAGAATCTTTGGCAGATAAAGGTATCTGGACTGCCAAGAAACGATATATTCTCAATGTATATAATAACGAAGGTGTTCAGTATAATGAACCACAGATGAAGGTCATGGGTCTTGAAATGATTAAGTCATCTACACCATCTTCTATCCGTGAAATGATGAAAGAATCTATTAAGATTATGATGACTGGTACTGAAGATGATGTGCATAAATTTATTGAGGACTTTAGAATAAGGTTTAAGACTTTACCACCAGAAGAAATATCTTTTCCTCGTGGTCTGAATGGCTTAAAAGAATATTCTGATAGAGTTACCATGTATAAGAAAGGCACACCAATTCATGTGAAAGGTGCCATTATATACAATCACTATCTAAAAGAATTGGGTCTGACAAAACAATACCCATTGATTCAAGATGGTGAGAAGTTGAAGTTTACTTATCTGAAACAACCAAACCCATTCAAAGATATGGTCATTTCTTATCCTGTTCGTCTACCAAAAGAATTTGGCATACAAGAATATATTGACTATGATACTCAATTTGAAAAGGCATTTCTTGAACCAATCAAAGTGATTTTAGATTGTATGAATTGGTCAACTGAGA